CGCACCACAGGGCCAGCCCGAGAATGAGGGCTGCGGCAATAAATGCTACAGCCCAATCTTTCACTTGAGTATCCAGACGGCGCTGAAGATCGTACCGGCCATTGAGATAATCATCAACCCGGCAGTCTTGAGCATGATGGCCTCAATGCGCTTGAGGCGGGCGTTGATCTGGTCGTATCGAATGGCGCAGACTTCTTCGTGTGTAAAAAGCCTAGCTTCCGTCGCGTCTATCGTGCTCATCTTGGGCTTTCTGCAATTGCTGGTTGATGGACTGAACGACGGGTGCAACCTCACCGTAGGGGGCAAGCATGAGCGCCTTGTTGATAACGGCCAGTTCTTGAGGGGTCAGGGTCAGTGTGATCATACTGCGTAATAAGGAAATTTTCTGTCAGTACCGTTGACGTTGATCGTGATGTAGCCCACGACTTGTGCAGGGGGAGCGCCCGCTGCACCCGTGTTGGCGGTTGTAGACGAGTAGGCGCTGGTCCAGACAACTGTTTCGGCCAGAATAATTGACCCGGTATCTGTTATCACAACCTTGTCTGCACCACTGACAGAATAGGTTAAACCGATAGACCCAGAAGTGGAGTGACGCAGACGGTACGCAGACCCTGCGTCGAACGCCATGTTCTCGCCGTCCTTGATGCGGATCGCCGAAGTGCTGTTGGTGGCGCTGCTCAAGTCAATGCCGACAGTGTAGGCGCCATTAAATTGAGCACCCCATGTGCCCGAGCTGGACACCTGAACGCCCACGGTCATGTTGCCTTGCAGCGTGATGCCGTTGGTCAACTGGCCTTGTGTCAGGTCGATGTTGGTAGGCGCGATCCGCAGGCCGTAAGACGTGGTGTTGATCGTGCCGCCAGACACGCCTTTGCCTACCGAAATGTCCACGCCGACACGGTTCAAACTGGTGTCCGTACCGTTGGCAAAGATGCCGACTTCCAAACCGATCAGGCCAGCCGTAGGGTTGGCGACTTGGGTGAAATCCCGCGCCTCAGACACAATGCCCCATGTCGGGCCAGTGCTGCGCTTGTTGCCTTGGCCGTAGACGCCCACGTTCTCGCCAGCAGCAGCGTAGTTGTCAACGATGCCGATGATGGTCCACTCAAACGATGTCTCGGTCGCACCTGTGATGGTGCGTGCCCAGATGTTGGGGTTGACGTAGCCAACAGTACCGCCCGAGACAGCCGTGGCGTCGCGCAGCGTGTTAATCGGTGCCTTAGTGTTGCCGTCCAGCGCTCCAGCAGTGGGCGATGTGCCGTCGATCTGCTGAAGGCGGGCGTTGACGGTGGTTGCCACGCCGGTGTCGGCGGGCGTGTAGCCGATCAGCGTAGCGCCGTCCGACGCAGCCAGCACGGCCAGCGTAGGGCCGTTGGGGCCGTTCACGTTATCGGCTGTCCATATCTCTACGTTGTCGGAGTCCTTGAGCACCATGTAGTAACGGTTGGCACCGCACCACACTGCTGCCTCGCCCCGGCTGTTCAAGATCACCGGGTTGGTGTTGGCCGTAGCGCCGTTGTAATCGGTGAACGTGGACTGCGGGGTGGTCGTGCCAGCAGCGTAGGTGAACAGCTTGCCGCCCACCAACGGGTTACCGTTGGCGTCGAAGAACTGCATTACTGGGTTGGGAATGAGCGTAGTAGGCATGATCGTGTTCCTGGTTATCTGGCAAGAGCGTTGCGGTTTTCGTTTGCAGGCATCTGCGCCACGCCTGGCGCTGCGCGGGTCGCAAAGCGTTGCGTTAACTGGTTAGTCAACTCTTGTTCGCTTTGCCGTGCCAACGCTTTTTTGATGGACTCGGCGGCGACTGCGGGATTAAGCATCTCACGGGCCAGTTCCATCGCCAATTTGTTGTCTACATGGCCTAACAACCTTTTGACCACAGCGTTGTAAATTGTAACGGGCGTGCTTAAAAACGCTTGTGTAGGCGCGATGCCAGTTTCTTTACCTGTTTTAACTGCGCCAGCAATTGTATCTTTGCCCTTGCCACCTGCTGCCGCAAGGCGTTCAAATTCCAACTCACGCGCTATGTCTTCGCGCACTGAGTTGACCGCCGTTAACTGCCGATTGTCCAGTCCTCTGGTCAGGTCGGTAATTTTTTGCTCAACTGCTAACGCATTAGAGCCAGGTGGCAGCGCAGGGCCAAGTTTGTTTCCACTGGCTTTAGCCATGTCTTCAATCTTCGCTAACCGCTGCGTGTCTTTGTTGATGATGTCAAAACGCTGGCGCAGATTCATACCTGCGTCGTCGTAGATGTCAATTGTGCGGCCATAGTCTTTAAGAAAATTGGCGTGAGACATGCCGCCTTGCGCGACTTTTTTGCGGTAAACGTCTTCAATGCCAGTCCGTGCGATCCGCAGCGCGTCTGGGTTGTTGCCAAACAACTGCGCAAACTGACGCGCCTCCGACTCACCGTTGGGGGTGAAGTACCGGGTAATGATGTCCTCTGGCCGAATCTTGTCCTCACCCAAACTGGTGCGCTTAAACAAATTGGCATTGACGCCTTCTTTAAACCGGGGGGCGTACTCTGTGCGGTACTTAGCCACTGCGTCTGCGTACAGCGTTTTAGCGTCGTCTGTGATTGCCGCGCTTTTGCCAATTGCGTCGTCAATGGCTGCGTGCAGTTGACGCAAGTTACGCAGCGTTGTAGGTGCCATTGGGGCGTTGCTGGTGCTTGCGGCTGCAATGTCAGCGTTGATGGCCTTGCGCACGTCGTCAAGGTCTTGCAGCGTAGCCTGCGGGGGCAAAGCTGCGGGTGTGGGTGGTTTTGCGGTCTTAAACCCTGCTTTGCCAATTGCTGCGGCTTCGGCCTCAGGCACTACGGGTACAAAGCTGCGCAGCTTACGCACGGTATCAGGCGCAGTCTCGGTGGCAAACGTAGACAATTTTCGGTCTAAGATTTTTTCAGCTTGCGCTACAAGATCGGTTACATCAATCTTGGCATCGCCTGCTGCATCAAACGCTTTTTGGTACGCCGGTTGGATGACGTTTGATTTAACGGCTTGTCGTTCAAGGTTTGCTGCTGCTGTCAACGCATCGCCTATCTCAGACGGGCTAACGTCAACCAAGTTACGGTCAATTTTGGCTTGCGCCTTACCAATGACATTTTGATAGCGTTGTTGCACTCGGGCGTCTTGCGCTATCCGTGCTTGATTAGTTTGTGCAGCAGCGCCAGCGTACTCAGACGCTATCTCTGGCACCTTTGACAGATTTTTTTGAAACGCAGAAAACTTAGCGCTGCCCGCTGTTGCGGCGACTTCGCCTGCGGTCGGCGCAGAGCCAGGGACAATTGCCGCAGTTCTGCTGGTTAGCGCGTTGACAATATCACGGCCTTTGCCTTCTACTGCATCAAGGTACGCTGCCGATTTTATGTCTTTTATTTTACGCGCAAAATTAACGCCGCTTTTGACTACCGGCAACGCAACCGCAGGGATAGTTGCACCGATTGCTGCGCCCGTTTCTGCATCTTCGGGGTTAACCACGCCAGCAGCCGCGCCGCCCACAACACCGCCACCAGCAGCGCGAGTGGCTAAGTTGGCTACGCCCGGTTTAAGGCCAGTTTGAAAACCCGCAGTCTCAATTGACTTTGCCACGGGGGTCAAAAATTTTGCAAGCGAAGGCGCCAACACCGCAAGTTTTTTGACCGGCTCGGCAATAAGCCCACCGACAGGCAGCGTGCCTACAATTTGACCACCTACTCGCCCAACCTCCGCGCCATCTACGCCACCGTACTGCCGCTCAAACTCGGCTTTTTGACGTGCGGATTCTTCTCTGGCACCTTTAACGCCCAGCGCTTCCGTGGCCGCGATGTACGCCGTATCTGTAATGTCTTGCAGACCCCTGTACGCGCCTACAACGGGTGAGATCAACGCTTTAAGTGTAGGGTTTGACGGCGCAACAGAGTAAGGCGTTGCGCCCCCGCGAGGTGCGGGAATTTCACTTGGTGTTGTGGGCACGGGCGCGGGTTCTTGTTTTGCAAGTTGATACGCTTGCGCTACCGTGTCAAATTCCGGCGTGCCTCGTTTGTTGGCGTTTTTAACAATCCATGCTGCGTATTCATCTGCGGTTGCCATTTAATTGCCACCTTTCAGAATTGCATCGGCTTGCGAACGTACATCCTGAATAGGCGCAGCAGCCCCGCCACCAGATTTATAACTGTACGTGGATTCATACGCTTCACGCATACGGGTTTGCGAGCCTTGAATATCTGCAATAGCTTGATCAATTGCGGCTTGCACATCTTTTGCCTCTTGACGACGGTCAATTGCAGCAAATGATGCGGTAAGTTGTTTACCTTCTTGGTTAGACACGTTACCCAACGCCCCGCCAGTTTTGGAAGCATCCCGCATATCTTGCAAGGCTTGAAAACCACCCTTGGCAACAACTTTATCGTATATGGCTTGCGCAGCTCGCCCGTCAGCAGTTAGGCCGGGTAACCGGCCAGCAGCAATACCTGTAATTGAAGACAAACCAGGGTGGTTGCGCAGCGCTTCCAAGTCTTTAATAAACGCTGTAGATTTAGTTTCAAAACCTTTAACCGCTGATGTGGCTTGCGGAAACGCAGCTTCTCGCTTTTGAATTTCCTTGGGCGGCAACGACTCCATCGCAGCAGCAGGCGTCATCCGACCGCGCAGCGCTTCTTCGCGGCTAACCAAGACTTGTTTGCCGGTTGTTGGATCAACAACAGCCACAGGCGCAGAAGGCTGCGGAGCTTGTGCAGGTTGACGACTGGCTTCTTTGATCCGGCGCTCGTAGTCAAAAAGATTGCCGGTAAAGCCTTGTGCTTTAGCAGCGTTAAAGTTTCGGATCAAATCCGTGTCTTGACGTTCTGGTGCGGTATACACAGCCTGACCACCTTGCACCAGAGAACTGCCAGGCGCTACCACTTGCGGTGCAAAGGGTGCGGTATACACAGCCTTGCCACCTTGCACCAAAGAGCTGCCAGGCGCAACCGGTTGCGGTCTTAGATCGGCAGCACTTGCGCCGGACTGCGCGAGGATTTGTGCGCGGTCGGCAGCTGGAATAGCCAACAACTGTTGAACTGTGCGTTCTGCTTGTTCTGGTGTGTAGATGCCATCAATCACCGCATCTTGGCCCCAAGACCTGACGTTATCGTCAGATGGGTTGCTTGACAAATTTCGTTTGGCATCGTCTAAGAATTTACGCTGCTTTGCCATAAGGTCAAACTCGGACGCTTTTTGCGCTGCGCGTTGTGCGGCTGTGGTGGCCGCTTCTTTGCGGTACTGAATACCCAAAGTAGGATTAACCCTAAACAGTTGGTTTTCGTAGTCAGCCTCGGCTGGGTTCAACTGGCGCAGCGCATTGCGTTCTTCCATAGCCGCTTGCGCCTCTTGCATCTTGAGCGCGTTCAGCTCTTGCGCTTGACGACCGCCTTGAATCTGCTGAATCTGGGCAAACTGAGCTAAAGCGTTCGGAGCCTGAATGTCAGGCTGGCGGTAGCTCATCGCGATGTTGGGGTTAACGAGTGCCATGTTTGTTCCTTAATATGGCGAAAGATAGTTTTCAGCGCCGGTTGCTGTGGATGCGCTGCCGTAACCGCCGCCACCGCCGCGCCCCAGCGCCTGTTGCAACAGCGAGTTGGTGGCTTGGTTCTGCTGGTATCCCATGTACTGACCGATGCCGCCGCCGATGGCGTTTGCGCCGCCCATGTAACCAGACGCACGGGCTTGAGCACCAGCGCCCAGCGCCTCGCCCATACCAGACGCATAATTTTGACCGGCTGCACCAAGCTGGTTGACTGAGGTCTGACCGACACCGGCCAACGACTGCAACGGGTTCAACCTTGCGCTGCGCTCAGTCTGGTAACGGTTGAATGCGTTTTGGTATTCTTGCGAGGCAAGCCCTTGGCCGAACTGCTGCAAGGCACCGCCAGTGTTGCCGCTGATCAGGCCACCACGGGCCGCAGCGCTGCGCTCCAGCGCCTTCTGGCCTTGGTTGAACCGGAACCCGTAACCAGGATCGGCTTGGAACTGGTCCATACCAAACGGCGTGTACTCAGACGCGCCTTCTAGCTTGTTTAGCGCCCGCAGCCCGACTTCGCGGAACGGCGCTTGCAGTTCTATTTGGCGTTCAAATTGTTCGCGTTGAAGGTCTGCGGCTTGGCCCGCAGCGCCAGACTGCGCTTTGGCTGCGCGATTGGATGATGCTGCGCCCAATACGGCGCTACCACCTATTGCCCCGCTTACTGGATCAGGCATGATTAAGCTCCCATTCTTCAAAAGTTTCAAAAGCGTAGAACTCGCGAATCTTGCGGGATATTTTACGCATGTGATCAAACCCACCTACCAAAAACGCGGTGGCAATGTGAATTTCAATTCCAAAATTGCGAATATGGAACGCCAAATTTCGCAAGTGTTTTTTGTCACTTTTACACATTACATTTGCATCGTGAAATCCGTTGATGGACGCCATGATCAATGGTTGGTAATACGAGTGATTTGCCATAAACCAAGGGTTTGACGGCAAACTGAACATCAGCGACGTAAAAACCCGATTGATGTGATTGTCGCTGATCGGCACATCTTTGTCGATCAAGTCATCCCACAGTTCAACGGCGTCGAAGAAGCAATTCAAAAAGTCAATCGCGTCTTGGTTGCCCAAGCACCAATTGCGCTTGTTGATCTGGTTCTGGTCTTGCCATTCTTGTGTCATTACTGGCATGGGTTACCTCGAAATCGCCGTGATGGTGGGTGTGCCCGAATACGTGATGGTCAGCGCGTCGCCAGGGGACAAACCAAACATACCGTAGTATGAACCTGTGTTGAATTTTGGACCAGTGCCGCGTTGAAACTCTACCTTACGCACACCGCCGCCGCTGATCATTATGTCGATGGGGCGCTCTGTCGTGTTGCTGTACACCAAGGGCGAACCACTCAGCGGCACTGGCGCTGGCTCGTTTGGCGGCGTGTAGTCAATGTCCGACTCCAGCAGCGCCAGCAAATACCGATACCACTCACGCGACATCAACCCGGTGCGTTCATCAATGAACGGAACCCGGCTTGATGGAATGTTTGTGCTGGCGTTAAGCATTTGTCGGCGACAGGAGCAATTCTGCGCCCATGATGGCGATCTTAACGGGGTCGGTACCCGACAGCTCATACACCCGGTCACGCAGCTTCATGGTCATGCCCAGCCTGCGCCAAATCACCCGTTTGCCAGTCTGGCCTGTGGTGCCCATGTCCTTGCCGTGGTAGTTGCTCCAAGTGTGCCCGCCATCGTCAGACCAGCGCAGCAACACTGCTGGCTGGGGGTTGATTGTCACGCTTGTCTCGTCGATCAGGAAGTCATAGGACTCGGTGATGATGTCGTCCTCGTCCTCGGTCGTTAAAAACACCGGCTGGCTGACAGGCGGCAGCGTAAAACCCACCTCGCAGTCGAGCTGCATGGAGTGCTGCGCTGTGCGCTTCAAGTTGTTCTGGCCCGTGGGCAGCGCCCGCCACGACCGAATCCATTTTTGGACGCCGCCGTTGTCCGAGTAAACATCCAGATCGAATGCGTAAATGTTGCCGCTTTGGAAGTCACCGACCAGCACCTCGCCGTTGAACACAGCGCGGCAGTTGGAGCGATGACGAATAAAGCTGTCGTTGGCCCAACTACCGCGCTCATGCCACGCCTGTGTCGAGGCGTCATACACCCATGTGGCGTTGGCCGATGGGAACGTCAGCACGTAGAAGGCGTGGCCCTCTTGCTGATACGTGTAGGCGATGGCGTCCGAAATGTTGTCGTACTGTGCGATAGCGTACTCAACAGCGTGCGTAGACACCCGCACGCCGGTGTAGCCGTTGGCCCGGTACACAATGCCCTTGCCTCGGGCGTCTGCGCCCAGCCAGAACAGCGAATTGTCCAGCTTGGCTACCGAGTACGTGGCAGCGCAGCCGATCTCGTTAAAAGCGCCTTGGATGCGCTGGAATGGCACACCTGGCGGCGGTAGACCCGCGTCGTACCAGACCTCAACCGAGTTGCCGCCAAACAGCCACAGCTCGTTGTGGTCGGCGATCAGCGACACCAGTCCGTCAGGTGAGCCTTCAGCATTGGCAACGCTGGCACCGTCCAGCACCGTGCCGTCATAGGATTCGGTGACCCAGAACTTCTGGCTGTTGGGTTCGTTGAAAATAAAGTATCCGTCGATGAACGTGACGGTTTGCGCCCGTGGAAACGCCGAGTTCTCGACATAGGTGTTGTCAACTGCGTTGTAGACGTAGCTTGGCCCGTTGGCTGCGATGAACAACTGGGTGCCGTTCATTGCCATCGACACGGGGCCAGTGTTGCCCACGATGCCAATCAGCGTGGCGGCGTAGCTTTGGTCCACCTTGTACAGTTGGGAACCCGACACCACGTACAGCCATTGGCCGTACTCCAGCATTCCGCGCACGGGGCCAGTGCCTACGGTAGCCACCAAACGCAGCCCCGGCGCACGGTTCAGAAACGCCGGTTCCTTGCCGCCCTCGGGCACAACCTCGGGGAACAAATTGATCATCTTGTTGTCCGCAGCGTTCGTGCTGCGGGCAACGTAGCTGGAGCCAAGGATCGGCGATTTCATCAGTAGTTACCGGCGTAGATGTTGAAGCGCTGGCGTGTCGCCACAATGGCGTATGGCAGCGACATCACATCGTCAGGGTTGTTGATGCGTTTCAGATTGCGCTTGCTGGTCATGGCGATGCGCTGCACCTGTGGGCTTGGCTCCAAGCCAAACTCAGGTGCGATCTCCATCGCTAGGTTGTACGTGAACGCCCGCAGGTAGCCTGGCGGGAACAACAGCACCGTTGCCAGCCCAGCCGGGTTGTCCAGTTTTTGCACGGACACAAAATGCCATTCCAAGTCCCGTGTGGGGCGTGGGTAGACATACATTTCAATGTCTGGAAACGTGTTGTTGACGAAAATTACTTGCGGGTACGTCGAGGTCACGGTCTTGACCGCGATGCCGTTGTACTGCTGCTGGTTGATGAACTTGACGCCGAACGACACGCCGGTGCCGGGGTCGCGGTAGTACGTAGAGTCATCTAGCAGCACGGGGCGCAGGCCAACAAAATCACCAGTTGGGCCAAGGGTGCGGGAGACAAGGCCAGCGGGCCAAGTGAAAACTTGATCTTGGGTGCAGAACACAGACAACCGTTCTGTGTCCCACGAATCCACCATTTGATTCATAGCCATCAAGGCGTCTTGGGATGTTTCGGCTGACGGCGTTTCGCCTTCTGCGAGTACACCTAGCAATCGCAGTGCCCTGTTGATTTGATCGCCAGCGGTGTACGTTGCCATGTCAGACTCCTTCGGTTTCAGCCTTACGGGTATATTTGCGCTTTACCACAAGCGTGTTAGCCGCTTCTTCAGGCTCTGAAGGCGTGTCGGGATTGTATCGCACCCAGCCGTATTTTTCATCATGTTCGGCCTCGGCCTCCATGTATGCAATTTTGCGGCCGTGAACGGGGTGTTCGAGGTAAATGTGCATGATGAGAACGGGGTCCGAAGACCCCGTTTGGTTTACAAAACGTGGAGTACAACAAAGTTAATTACAACAGCTTCAGACAACGCGCCGCCCGAGAGGTTACGCAATGTGATTGTGCAGCTTCCAGTAGATTTACCAGAAACCCAGCAGTTGTACGCACCAGCAGTAGCACCAGAAGAAACGCTTAAAGTTACAACGTCTTTTGCGCTAATGCCGCTGTTGGTCAAAGTGAACGTGACGTTTGTGGCGTTTGCCAGTTCAGCTCCGTTCATTGTGATTTGACCAGCAGATTTGTTCAAAGTCACGCCTGTCGATTTGCTTGTCAATTGGGTCACTGTACCGCTTGCTTCTGCGGTGTAACCCAACTCGCCACCAGACATCACAAAATTAGACCCAATAATGTCTTGGTCTTCAAAAGCAACGCCAATTGGTTTGGTATTAGAAGTCATAATTGTTTCCTTAAAAACAGGGGCCGAAACCCCCGTTTAGGTTTAGGCCACGCGGTACAACGTCCAAGTGCCATCGCCGGTTTTACGGGCGCGGAACCGGGCAGAGGTGGCGGCAGACACAGCGGCTGCACCAACAATGGTCCAGCCTGTGCCCACAATAACAGTAGCGGCGTTGGTCGCCCCAGTGTTAATGATGATGAAGTCAAATGCTGCGTCCACTTTAGAAGCGCTGCTGATGTCAGCCTCGACCAAAGCCACGGTGGGCAAGGTCAAGTTGACGGCTGCGCCGGTGTATGTGAACAGGCCATTTGCCAGTTGAGCCGAGGTCAAAACTGCTGCTGCGGTCAGCGCTGTGGGAGCGCCTTGCACGAACAGTTGAGCTTCGCCAGAATTGCCGTCACCAAGTTGGTAACCGCCTGCGCCGTTTGGGAGTGCCATGATAATTTCCTTTCAAATTTGATACGAAAAACGGGGCCGAAGCCCCATTCGGTTTAGCCCCAGATGCGGCAGGCCATTTGTGGACGGATGGTGCTGAAGCCG